CGCTCTACTTCTTGCAAGATTTGAAGCGCATTGTGTCCATAAACCACACGTTTTCCAGTAGCTTCACCGATTTTCTGCTTAAAATCAATATAGCGTGCGCCAATTTTATTGCCGTTCATCTCAACGAAAAACTGCATTTCTAAATTCCAAACTTGGCAGACCTTTTTCAAGGCTTCAAAAGTTGAAATATAGTAAAAGTTTGTTGATCGTTGACTTGTTTCACTTACAAAACGTGCTTGCCAGTTCGTACCAGAAAGTAAATCGTTAATGACAGGTCTAGCAAATGTATTCTGTGGTCGTTTGTCTAAAACAACGGATTTTCTTAATTCTTCAATTCCGGATTGTACGCCGATCAAAGTAGTAAGTTTTTCCGAAAATTTTTGCGCAATATAGAAAAAGTGGAATTTGTGCGCATCGTCGATTGACTGAATAGCCATGTATTCCACTTGTTCCAATTCTTGCGCCGTCAAATCGAGCATTTCAACGGTCAAGCGGTCTGAAACATATCTGTCAGTCGTCAAAGTGAATTTTTGAAGGGCTGACTTAATCGCATCTTTTTTGACTAGCTTTATAAGTCGCTCGTCTTTGTCGAATAAGTAAATCATCGTCGTTCATCCCTCCATTTCACTTCTTTGACCCGTGCATTCGTAGCTGAAACGGTATCAAGATTTCTGACCTTGAAATTTTCTAGATCACTAAACAAATCAAGTTCACTTAAAATGCTCCGTCCTTTATACAAGGCTTTTACTTCGTTTGTTTCAAACAAGATTGTAATATCTTGATTGACATCATAAGCACCAGTGAATGAAATTGTTTGTCGTCCGTTCGTAACTCTGACAGTGTTCGTTGTCTTTGTTGTTGTTACAACAATTTTCTCCGGCATCACTTCAAAAGCACCGGTCAATTCAATCTGCCCAACTGATTCTTTCAATCGTGATTTCTTGTAGCCGTCTGGAACTAACAAAGAGAAACGGCTAACAATACTTTTTGAGTTTTCCTCAAAGTTGTCAGCGCCGTTAAAAATTGCAAAATAAGTGAAATTCGGTTCATCCTTGAATGTTACTTCAAGCAAGTTTGAACTGTTTGTCGTTCGTAAGAACAAGTTTAGCTTGTCGAATTTTTCTCGAAGTTCTTCGCTTGTTTTGGCTTCTAACTGGTATTTGATTTCAAGCACCCTTGAAGGCTCTGAAATTTCTTCAATCCAAACGCCACGCCGTCCGGCAATAGAGGTCGTTTTGACCTCTTGCCCGACTAAACCCCTACCCGATACGGATAGTTGTCTATACCCGTCCACAATCTCGTTTACGGGTGTTCCGTTAATGCTCATGTTATCGCTAAGCTCGAAAGCCACGATGTCGTTATGTTTTTCTAATCTTGAATATCCATACATGGTTTTCTACCCTTTCTAATAACTTGCCAATGTCAATTCCATTTCTTGAGCGCTTGTAATGTCTTCCGTAAAGGCTCTATACGTAGTGTTACCCATTTTAAGAACGATGTCCGCAGATTGCTGTCCAACTGTGATTGTTCCACCGTTGAAGTCAACTGATGTATCATAGCCAGTCAAACGCCCTAATTGACCGTCAACTGCGTTTAATTCGCCTTGTAATGTTCCGGCTAGGTCTTTACCAGTAAATGCATCAATCGCCCCTTGTGCCATGCTTCCGACTGATTTCATGACTGCGCCAGCTTGACCGTTAACACCGATGATGAAACCTTCGTCTGTGTACTCACCAAACTGACGGAATACCCTTGAAGGTGAATGAATACCGAGCAGGCGTTTAGCACCGTTGATAGCGCCTTGAACTGCGCTAGTAACTGAGTTAATAAGAGCACCCGCCGCACTTCTAACACCGTTTACAAAGCCCATAATTAAGTTGTATCCAACATTGATTGCACTACTTACAAAACTTCTAGCTGATGCAACCGCATTGCTGAAACTGCTTGAAACAGACGATACAATTCTAGGTCCAGCACCCGTAATTGTACTTACGAGTGTATTCCAGCCGTTAACAACTGCATTTTTAATATTTTCAACTGCATTTGTAACCGTCGATTTCACATTTTCCCAAGCACTCATGATATTTGACTTGATATTATCTAGAACACTTCTCAAATATGAAACAATATTATTCCAAACGTTCATGATCGTTTGCTTTGTCAATTCAATAGCGTTTTGAATAGTGGTTTTAACGTATTCCCAAGCGCTCATGACTGCAGATTTAATGCTTTCCCAAATTCCAGACAAGAATGTTGTGATTGCTGTCCAAATTTCATTTGTTTTAGCTTGGATAATCGTCCAAGCGTTAGAGATTGCTTCTTTTACAAGGTCAAAGTTACCAGTAACAAGTCCGTAAATAGTAAGCAATACCGCTGCAAACGTAGCTTTGATAATTTCCCAAACTGAAGAAAAGACTGCGCTGATAACGTTCATAGCTGACTGGATATACGTCCAGATAGATGTTAAAGCGTTTGTTACAATCGTTGAAATCGTCGTCCAAATTGGCTCAATAAATGCCACGATAGCGTTCCAAGTTGTATCCCAAAGCGTTTGAACAGTCGTTAATGTCGTACTAATAACTAAGTTGATAGCGTTCATACCTGTATCGATGATATTCTTGATAAAATCCCAGATAGGAATCACTACAACGCTTAAAACACTCCAAGTTGCATCCCAGATAGCTTGTAAATAAGCCAATCCAGATTGGAAGAACTGGACAATACCGTCCCAGATAGCACCTAATAGCTGTTTGGCATTTTCAAAGTTTCGTGCCGCTCCTTCTTTGAGCGTTTCCCACGCTCCAGACCAGTCACCGTCAAGAATCTGCAAAAATGCCTTGAAGAAGGTCAAAATAGCATCTAAATTCTCACCAATAAGAAGTTTTATGATATTCCAAGCTGATCCAACGGTAGCCACGATAGCATTCCAAGTTGCTTCAATGATAGGCGCTAGGAAGTTTGTCACGGTTTCTACTATGGTTTTGATTTGATTCCATACCTTAGTTGCCACACTTTCGATTAGTTCGTGGTTTTCTTCCCACCATGAAGTCATACTGCCCCAGATATCACTGACAAATGAAGCAATTTCTTGCACGGCGCTAGTGATTGCACCCTTGACCGCTTCCCAAGCAGAATTAACCTTGTTTCTGAAGTCTTCGCTAGTGTTATACACACCAACCAAAACGGCAATCAAAGCTGTTACAACTGCGATAACAATTAGAACGGTACTACCTACTGCCCCGATTGCACCGGCCAGTGCGCTAAAAATACTACTTCCACCCTCTGCGAATGAAAATAGACCTGATAAGTAAGAAACAGCCCCACTTATAACTTGAAATGCGCTAATCATTTTAGCAACGCCCGATGCCACCGCACCGATAGCAATTAAAGCCGGTCCAGCAAGTGTACCAATCAAACCAGTCCATTTCTGCCACGGCTCAAGTGGTAAGTTATCCCAGATTGTCAAAAGAACCCGTACTACGTTATCTTTGAAAGTCAAAATCGTGTCTTTCAAGTCTTCCATTAGACCGGCAATATCCGCTTCATCGTGTCCAAGACCGGCTACGAAGTTTTCTGCCGCTGCTTTCATTGCATAGAATGAACCGGAAACAGTTTCGCTTGCTTCTTTTGCCGTCGTTCCCGTAATTCCGAGCCTATCTTGCGTAATTCCGATAGCTTCAATCAAGGTATGGAATGGAATATCTTTTACGTTTTCTGCCGTTGCTTCAAATTCACCATTTAAAACACCTGATTCATTGACAAGACGAGCCATTTCGCCAGCAGTCCCGCCATAGCCTAATTTTAGGTTGTCCAGCATTGTATAATTGTCCTTCGCAAAACCTTGATAAGCGTTTTGGATATCGGACATATTTGTACCCATTTTGTTGGCGTTATCTGCCATTTGTACAAGTGCTTTGTCAGCATATTGGGCAGCCTTCTCAGTATCTCCACCCAAACCTTGAAGCAATGTTGCAGAGAATGAAGTTACCTGTTGCATATAATCATTCGCTGATACACCAGCGGTTTTGAAAGCCTTGTTTGCGTTAGCAATAACGCTTGCGCCTTTCTCTTCCATGGTGTCGTACAATTTTTGAGCCTCTTGAGCTGTTATATTGTACTTTTTAGCAAGACCGATAGCACTTGTTCCGTTATCTTTGAATAGCGTTTCAACCCCGCCCAAAGATTGCTCTAGATCAGCATAAGACTTGATAACACCGCCCAAAGCACTCGCAACTGGAACTGTCAAACCGATTGATAGAGCTGAACCTAATTTCATCGCTTCTGCTCCAATCACGGAAAGACTATTGCTTACTTTGTCAAGACTTGAGCCAGTCTGATTTTTTAGACTTTGGATTGACATTTTCGCTTCTTTCAAGCCACTTGCAAAATCTGAAACATTGGCTTTCAGTATGGCGGTAACGTCAAAATTTGCTCCCATGAGTTACCCCCTTTCTTTTAATGATTGATTAAGCCTTCTGTTTCTATCAGCAAGGCTCATTTTCTTTTGTTTGACTTGTCCAACATCATCTTTCTTGAAAATCTTGTCAAACTCGTTTTTGTGATTGTAAAAATCGTCAAACGTCCTATAAGCTGACTTAGCGCTTTTGCCTTTCCCTTTGGTAGCTTGGACTGTTTGATTGAACCATGCTTGAATTGCTGAATGATAGCGCATATCTTCTTGCTGAATAAGATAAGCGGTATTATAGATTTCAAATTCTTCTAGCGTGGTTCTTGAGGCTTCTTGAAAGGTCATATTGTGTCTAGCTATGAGCAAGGCAATTGCTTCATCATAGCCGAAGTCTGAACCTTGATTTTCCCTTACTCGACTAGGTTCATTGCTTTTTTGAGTAGGGGCGATGCTTTTAACTCGTTTACGATTTCTGAAATAGTCTTGTCGTACTCGTCATTCAAAATCAAGTCTTCAAGATATTTTTCAATCGCTTCATTGCTTGGTTTTTGGTTTTCGGTTATTGTCCCAGCTTTAATGATATCTACGAAAGCCATTGGGTCATTAAGCGCTTGTCCAGCGTTAAGCAATGTCATTGCACCGTAACCAGTTTTAATACCCTCCAATTCGGCAGAATGAAGTTTATTCATTTCTCGCAAAAAGCCAAGCCCAAAGCGTAAAGTATAGTCACGTTCTCCAATTTTTAAAATCATCTGTTTTTTCTCCTTTTAAGTAAAAAAATAAAGGGCAAATGAATTGCCCTTGTAAATACCACTATTAAACCGGAACGCCAGCCCCGTCTGTTTCTTTTTCGAGTGTGTGGTAGTTGTATTGTGCGCTTTCGACCGCTTGTTTTTGCGTATCAGTCAATTTGTCAGTATGTAAGATACCGTTTCCGTCAATAGCGACTTCATAAGACAACTCAACCTTATCATCTGACGGTGCTGACAATTCAAAGTTTTTGAAATATCCTTGATAGTATTCTACATCGTACTTATCAACGCCCTCAACTTGTTTCTTGCTTCCAAGGTCAACGATCCAGCATTCGATTTTATCGTTTGCTTTAAACCACTTACGCATTTCTTTCCACATGTTCACGGTGTCACCGTCTTCACGGTAAGCGAGTGACTTAAATTCCCCGCTTGTTTCTCCGTCTGAAATAGAGTTAACAACGCCGTCTTTTGTTTTTGTGCTTTCTACGTTCTTTTCTTGTTTGATTGAAAGTTCAGATTGAAAACGTACCTTACCCGCATCTTGTTTAGTTCGGTCTGCGTAACGACGGAAAAAGGCGATGACGTCTTTCCCCAAAATTAAATCTGCCATTTATTATTTCTCCTTTTTGGTGTAATTATAAGTTAAGTCCAGCACGATATGAAGTAAAGGCTGAACATCTGTATTATCTGCAATGACTTGTTTTTCTGTGTTTCGATGATTGAAGTTATATTCATATCCCTCTTTCAAATGCTTCAATACACTTTCTAGATAGGCTGAAATGTTGTCTATTTTGGCTCTCTGCGCTCGTATTCCGTAAATATGGACGGTTTGCCTTGCTGTACCGATTAAGTCATTATTAGGCGTGTCCGAGCCGTTATTTTCACCAACATAAACAAACGGATAACTTGCATCAGCGTTGGGAAGATAATCGTATGTATCAACCCTTGCATCGCTGATAGCAAATATCTTTCTGAATAAATCATGGTTTGGTGTCATTTAAAAACTCCTTTCATGACGTTTGTCATATCTTGCTGAAATTCCGGTGTAATTTGTTCAAGCATAGGTCTAAAGTGTGGTTTACCAGCCATGAAGCGTGTACCGTATTCTTGATAACCAGTATAAGATGCGCTTCCTGTTATCCATGCTTCCATACCATGATATGAAACATTGATATGACGTTTTAAAAAGCCGGTATCTGTCGGTGCTAAATCTCTAGCAACCTTTTTTCCTTTTTCAGCTTTGTTTTTCAAAACTTGAATAGATTGTTCGACTGCTTTAGGGTGAGCGTTGTATATCGTGCTTGTTAGTTTCTCTAGGCCGTGCCATTCGATACTTGCGCCCATTTATACCCTTACCGTCCTTTTGAGCCGTACGGCGTTTTTAGAGGCTTCTACGCTATCAATCTGTTCATACTTATACCCGTCATAAATTGCATACAAGAACGGTTTTTGTTCTTGCTGAAATCTGCATATCATGACGACATCGAAACGATTGCCATATAACTCAAAAACTTTTGCTTTCTGAATGAAATTCACAAAACATGGTACAATTTCGGATTGTTCAGCTTGGTTTTCGTAAGTATCCGTTACTGGATTGTACTTTGCAACCCCCGAACCTCTAACAAGCGTTATTCTGTGAGGTGTTTTCATAGAAAGAATGCCTTTCCTCGTTGACGTTGTGAACCGTCAAGACCAAAATCTTTATTCAAAATAGCCATGTAAGGCTTGAATAAGTTGTCGTAGTCTTGGTAAGTTACTGAATATCCGTCCACCGTTTCACTCGATACACTTTCCGAGCCTTTGCGCCCGTAGAGCTTATAAACAACGTTTTCAATCATGAAATTATACTTACTGTCGATATATACCGAACCAGTAAGCGATTTGAAGTAGCTTTCAGCATCTTCAACTAAATCTTGTAACAAGTCATTTTCTTTTGTGTCGGCTGGAGCAATACCCAACCGACGCTTGATTTTAGCAAGTTGGGCATTATCCATGCTTATTCTCCTGCTTCTTCTTCGATTTCTTCAACGGATTCAGTTTTAGGCAATACAATATCGCCTTGCGCCCCGTCTGACTCGATAACGCCTTTTTTCAAAAGCGCTCGAATGCGTGCATCTGACACATTCAAGTCAAAGCGAGGATAAACCTCGCCTTTCTCGTATAGTCGATTGTTGTCTTTGGTATCAATGATGTTAGTCGTTACGATGTAAGTCATTCAATACCCCCTTTCAAAATTAGACGTTTGTCGCATCTGTCAACTTAGCAAATGCGTTTGTCTTAGTGATCATAACTGCGATGTCCATTGTGCAACGGATAGCAATCATTTCTTGTTCAAATAGGTTTACTGGAGTTCCATCTGCATTCTTAACAGTCGTGATTTGACCCTCTTCTGAAATCTTGTAATTGATGTTGTAAGGTACACCATAGATAAGGTGGTCGAAGTCACCAGCGAGCAAGTCACCTTTCTTGAATTGTTTAGACTTCATGTCAACAACAACTGTTCCGTCAAGTTTGTTAGCATCTTTGTCGTAAATAGTTTTCTTGTCGCCGTCACGAGCATCACGCAAAGCTGAACGGTTAGAAACACGAGATACAAAAGCGTTGATTTCGATGTCGTCGTCCAAAAGTTTGTCTTCCAATTTCAAGATGTTTTCATAAGTTACTGGTCCGCCAATAACTTTACTTGCATCTTTGGCAGCCTTAGCAACTGAGTTTGCAAACGGTGTTTCATATCCCAAAAGTCCGGCTTCGTCAATCTTAGTGTAGAACGCTTCTACAATTTGTGGTTTCATGTCTTCAAAGAATTTTTCCCAAGTGTAATTGAGCGCTTCACGAGAAGCAAGAAGAATGATACCAAGTTTATGAGCACGTAGCGTTACTGGTACGATTTCAGGCTTGTCAGTCTTGATTGTTTCTGTTTCATTTACCCAGTAAGCTGAAACGCCGTCTGTTTGAACGTGGACTGTTTTTTCTTGTTTTCCGTCCATTTCATGATACTTACCAAGTTGCATTACGATAGAGTTTTGAGCAACTTCTTTCATGATGATGTCTGTAAACTCTTTGTGAAGTGTTCCGTCCGGTTTTTGTGAAACAAGGACTTTAGCAGGGTTAAAAGTTTGTACTGTCATTTATTAAATCTCCTTTAGATAATTCTTGAACTGCGGAAAATTTCTCCGCTTGATTGTGTATTAGAACCACCAAACGCCGTACTTACTGCGGGCGGTTCTGATTGTGTGTATTCAGACTTGATTTCACTAATAATACTTTCAAAGTCTGAAATAGCTTGAAGTGTGCCGTCTGCCGTGTCTTTCACGACAAAAGCAAGCACTCTTTCATTTACTGGTAACTTACGACTTGATAGAGTTTTAATAGCTTCATCTGTCAACTCTCGCTTAGTTTGTTCTTTCTCTAAACCAGCGATTTTCTCAAGCAATGATTGCTTTTCTGCTTCAGCTTCTTTTCTGCGGTATTCTTCGAGTTCTTTACCCGACAATTCTGTTTCCGCTTTGTACTTTTCTAAAGCCTTTGCAATAGCTTCTTGAGTGGATTGAGCGTGCTTCTTCTCTGCTTGCTCAAGTCGTCTTTGCATTTCTGCAACTGATACCGTCTTTTCAGTTTCTTGTTTCGGATTGCTAGCTTGTTCCTCAACCGTAGTGTCCTGAACTTGAGTATCAACCGTCTGTGTTTGTTCTTCTGCCATGTTTGGCTCCTTTCTACGCTTTTACGGGCAACCCCCCCGAACTCATGCAACTTTTAATGTCTTTAGCACGGTTTGGACAATATAAAAAGGTGAAATTTCAAATTTCACCTTTAATGCCTTTATAAAATCCCTCCACCAATGATTTCGCCATTTCTTCATGCGCAATCAACAAAGGGTGTTTAGGAATAATTTTATTTTTGATTTTATTTAACAACTTTAGCGTTATCACTTACCCACCGCTTGAAATCTTCAAAAGTTTCCACTTTCTTTGAAGCTAGATAGCTATTAACTTTTTCAATCGCCCGTTCAACAGAAGTTTCAACAAAACAATAGCCATTTATTGATAGATCGAAGATTTCAAAGCCGTTTTCTTTATCAACTAATATCACTTCTTCGCCAGTCCATCCGCTTTGCGAGTCATAACATTTCTTTTTGTGAATTTCAATATTATTATCCTCAATAAGCTTGATTAATTCTTTGTATTTATTCATTTCCAAAACCTCTTTCATGAAATATAAAAAGCACTTAGAATTTCTAAATGCTTTCTTTTTTTGTCATGTTGATAATTTCTTTTAAGGTTGGTTTAG